CTCAATCCAAAGACCTGCGAATCTTGGCGAGACTAGATTTTGAGTATCTTCCTGATCTGTACCCGTATGAGATCGCAGGTGGTGCACAACAAGTTTTTAAAAATGATTTCAATTTAAAATCAATTGATGTTCTTCCTGTATCAGATCCTAATATGCCAACTGAAGCACACAGGATTGCAAAGATAAATGCGATTATGCAAATAGCTCAACAAAATCCTAATGCTTATAACATGGAACAAATTGGTATGGAGTTATTTTCTGCGATGGGTATTGAAGAACCTCAAAGATATTTAAAGAAAAGTATGCAACCTATATCAGCTGATCCTGTAACTGAAAACATGGCTTCAATGAAGGGGGCACCGTTAGCACCTAGACAAGATCAAAACCATGATGCTCATATAGTAGCTCATGCTGCTATGATGCAGAATCCTGCATATAAAGAAAACTTACCTATGATTCAAACATTAGCTGCGCATATACAAGACCACTTAGCTATGAAATATAAAGGCGAAGTAATACAAATGATTCAAGATCCTCAACTAAGGCAAGCTGTAGGTTCTGGTCAACAGTTACCACCTGAAATAGAAAATCAAATAGCTTTATTAACAGCCAATGCTTCTGACTCTTTATTAAAACTAGATGAAGAAAAAAGAAAAATAATGGCGGGCGAAAAGAAAGATCCTCAAGAAGAACAAGTAGAAATTCAAAAAGAAGATCTAGAATTACGTAAAGCAAAACTAGCTTTAGATGCTAAGAAACATCAAGATGAAATAGCATTAGAAGAAGCTAAAGTTATTATTGATGATGAGAATACAGATCTAGAAAGAGAACGTAAAATGACAAAGGATGCTATGGATATGGCAAAAGATGGAATACGAAAAGCAAGTGTTATGATTAAAAGGGAGGGTATGTAATGCCTAAAGATCCTAGACTAGCTAGAGCTGGAGTGTCTGGTTTTAATAAACCTAAAAGAACTCCCAATCATCCTAAAAAGTCTCATGTTGTTGTAGCTAAAGAAGGTAATAAAGTTAAAACAATTAGATATGGGGAACAAGGTGCAAGCACTGCTGGCAAACCTAAAGCAGGTGAATCAGCTAGAATGAAAGCGAAACGTAAATCATTTAAAGCTAGGCATGGTAAAAATATAGCGAAAGGAAAAATGTCTGCTGCATACTGGGCAGATAAAAGTAAATGGTAGCCAAGAAAAAATCAACTGTAAATAAAGCAGGCAATTATACTAAGCCTGGAATGCGTAAAAAAATATTTAATAGAATTAAAGCACAAGCTTCACATGGAACTGCTGCGGGACAATGGAGTGCCAGGAAAGCCCAAGCATTAGCAAAGGCTTATAAAAAAGCAGGTGGCGGATATAAGTAATGGCTCGCGCTAAATCTCAAAAAAGTTTAACAGAATGGGGAAAGCAAAAGTGGAGAACTAAATCTGGCAAACCCTCTAGCAAAACAGGTGAAAGATATTTACCTTCAGCTGCTATAAAATCTTTATCTTCCGCTGAATATTCTAGAACTTCTGCAAAGAAAAGAAAAGATAAAGCTGCAGGAAAACAATTTAGTAAACAACCCAAAGCAATAGCTAAAAAAACTAAAAGCTATAGAACATGAAACAATTATTAATAGTATTAGCTTTATTTACAGCAGTAGCAATAGCTACAGATTCAAGAGCTGAAACTAATACCGTGTCGAGCACGGTAGTTACTAATTCAACTCCACCTACAGCAAATGCTCCATCTATAATCAACTCAAATAGTGATATATGTAAAGTGGGTGTTGGTGGAAGTGTACAGAATAATGTATTAGGCGTAGCTACAGGTATATTAGTAGATGATAAACTTTGTCAAAATTTAAAATTATCACGTTCATTATATTCAATGGGTATGAAAGTTGCAGCAGTGTCAGTGTTATGTCAAGACTATCGCGTCTGGACAGCAATGAATGATGCAGGAACTCCTTGCCCTGTAAATGGTGGACTCATAGGAGCAGAGGCTGCTGAGTATTGGGAAAATAATCCTGACAAAATTCCAGACGGTAGTAGATATAAATCTGAATACATACAGGCATCTAAACCTGTAGAAGGAGAGTTAAGTGATGCAGGACATATTGCGCTTTATAAAGCTTTGTTCCTTATTACTACTGGTCTCCTCTTATTCTAAAGCAAGTTGCTTACCAGATGTAACAGGACTTTGTGTACCTGGAGTAACAATCACAGAAGACACTCAAGTAGAAATTGAAGAAGAAGATAAAGGTACAGAAATTGTTACCACAACTACAACCACTGTAACCACTACAACTACTACAGTAACAAACGAAGATTCAGGAGATATATTAGATGGGTCTAATGGATATGTATCATCTGGTAAAGAAGGTGATATGGATTCAGATTGGGGTGGGCAAGGTCCTGCAAGTATGCCAACAGGTAATGCTTGTTATGGATTAGGTTCAGATAAATGTGCACAGATTACAGGTAGTGGTAATTCAACATCTACTATGGGTGTTGCAGGTATGGGTACAACATTTGTAAATATAATTGACATATCTGATTTAGAAATAGATAATGGTGGAAAAGTTAAATATACAATAGAGGTAGATAAACAAGATGCTCAAGATAGAATATTCATGCACGTTTCAGGATTTAATGGAACTACTTCAGTCTTTTCAGGTACTGACATCCTGTCTGAGTCTGGAGTATCAACAGGCTACCAGTCTTATAACGGCTCTTTCGATTTCAGTGGTGTATTAAATAAAATAACTATTGAAATTGGTGGGCGGGATATTAACCTAGCCATAGGTCCTTTGTTTGATGATGTTACAGTAAATGTATTTTATAATGTAATAAACACAATTATTACACAACAAATAACTACATTAGAAGAAATATATTACTTAGATATATTTGATCCAACTGAGTTAGATTTTGTAGAAGAAGTATTTGAATTTAATGATATTAATGTAGACGAAGCAGGAGATATAGAATTTGCTCCTATAGAGTCTCAACCAGAAGATATATCATACGAAACAGTAGAATTAGAAATACAAGAGTTTGAATTAGAATTAGATTTGCCAGAACCAGAAATAGCCAGTGTAGAAATAGAAGCTGAGATGGAAGCAGAATTAGAAATGGAAATGGAAGTAGCGCAAGTAGAAGAGCCAATAGATGAACAACCAACAGAAGAAGAAACAACCGAACCCGATAGCGAAGCTACTGAGGAACCCACTATGGAAGTTGAAGATAGTACCGAACAAGAAGAAGTACAACAGGAAGAAACAGAAGAGCCTAAAGAATCTGTAAAAGAACCTAGCTCAAAAGAAAAAGCAGCCACTAAAATAGTAAAAAAGATTGATGACAAGGCTAGATACGATGAAACAAATCAAATGAAAACATTAATAGTAATGCAAATACTAGGCAATACTAAAACATTTTTTGATACTCAATCGACAATACAAGATACAAATGTTAATGAGTATTTAAATAAAGTAATAGATGATCCATATGGTGATCTATTCATAGCAGAACAAGGACAAATAATGGAGGATATAGTAAATGCCCAGTATTGAGTATAGCGGGATGAAGATAACTGGAGGAAAGGTGTTTGCCATCTTTACTCTACTAGGTGCTCTTGGTGGTGCAGCTTGGACTGGCTTCACTTTCTACCAGGATTACTTGGATATGAAGGAGAAGATAACTCTATATACTGAGCCAGACCTCTCGCAATATGACGAAGGTATGGCAGTATTAAAATCAGAAATAGATATGATACTTCAAGAAATAACTATAATATCAGATGTAGCTAGAGATATGCGTTCTGACATGAAAGCTGATTTACGTCAGATGAATGGAGACATTAGACATATAACTGAAGTTGTAAATGATGTTGAAGATAGACAGAAAGAAGATAACAGAGAACTTCTAGATGAGATGAAGTTATTAGAAGATAGTCTTGATTTAAAAATAGATAAAGCTTTAAATAATCCTTTATCAGGGTTGACATCTAAGAAATAATTATTATATAATATACTATAGCTGCCGTAAGGAGCTAGTAAACTTTGCTTTCAAAGGAGGTATATTATGACAAGCTTAGAACAATACAATCCATTTTGGATAGGATTTGATGATATATTCAAGAGGATGAACTCATTCGAGTACACATCATTCCCACCATACAACATTAAAAAAGTAGACTCTGAAAACTATGAGATCGAAATGGCTATCGCTGGTTTTACTAAAGACGATGTAAAAGTTAAGTATGCAGAAAATACTTTAACTATTACAGGTAAAAAAGCAGACAAGCAAGACTCAAAAGAACTACTGCATAAAGGAATATCTGAAAAGAACTTTATTAAAAAGTTTGAATTAGCAGATGACTTTGTAGTAGAAGATGCAGGGTTGCAAGATGGTTTACTTTGTGTTAAACTTAAAAAGATAATTCCTGAAGAAAAGAAGGAAAAGATTATCGACATTAAGTAATCTCACTTTCGGGGGTGTCTTTAAAGGTGCCCCCTTTCAGAATTACAGGAGAACACATGTTAGATCAAGTTAAGAATTACAAAGAACGTATGCAAAAAGTTTTGGCTGAAGCAATTGAAGCCAATAATCAGCAGCTACTTTCAGGTAGTACTGATGACTATGCAGGCTATAAATTTTTAGTAGGTATAGGGCAGACATTAAATGATATGTCTGATAGACTAGAAACGGAGTATAAGAAATTATACAAAGATATCGCAGGAGGAACAGATGAATAAATTACCTAAACCACAAGGCTATCGTATGCTACTCAAACCTTGGGAGCCACCATCAACTACATCAGGTGGTATATTATTATCAGATCAAACAAGAGAACTGGCTAAGTTTGCTTGTGTAGTATCTAAAGTTGTTGATATGGGATCAGAGTGTTATAAGGATATGGACAAATCAGCTACTACTTGGTGTAAAGTAGGTGACTATGTTTTAACTGGTAAGTACGTAGGACTTAAGTTTAAATATGAAAATGAAGATTATTCTATTATAAATGATGATGAAGTCGTAGCTATAGTACCTGAGCCAGATAAAATAAAACATAGATAACCCCTTGCAATAATACCATTAAATATGGTATTATATTGATCACAGCGTATAAACGCAGTTCGCAACTGACGGAGGTATAAATGATAGAAGACCCAAAACAAGAAGAACTTAATCAAGAGGAAGAAGATCTCGAGATTGAGATAGATGAAGAGGGGCACACAGAAAGCCCATCTGAAGAGCAGCCAGCTCCAGAACCAGAAACTCCCCAAACAGAAACAGATGAAGATCCTATAGAGGAAGATGAATCTGATGAAAGTAAAGATGAGGAAGAATCTGATGATAAAAAAGTATATGGTAAAAGAGCTGAAAAGCGAATCAAAAGATTAGTAAAACAGCGTAAGGAATTACAAGAGCAGCTTGAAAAACTTCAAACTGAAAAAGTTAATTTCGAAAAAGAACGTACAGAACTAATTGGAAGATCTGCTGAATCTGAACTAGAAGCTGTAAAGCAATATGGTAATAGATTAAAGGCTCAAGAAAAAGAAGTGTTAGCTACATTACGTGATGCTAAAACTAATAATGATATAGAAAAAGAAATAGAAGCTACTGATAAGTTAGCATCTATAAAAGCTGAATCACTTATAGTTAAGCAATACGAAGATAAAGCTAATAGAACTTCAACCGCAAAAGAACAAGTTTCTTCTGATGAGGTAAAACAATCAGAGTCAGAGCGTGTACCCGATAGACGGGCAGTGCAATGGCAAAAAAGAAACTCTTGGTTTGGTGGTAATGACCAAAGCCAAAAGATTATGACACAAGCGGCTATGGTAATACATAAGGAATTAATAGATGAAGGAGTATATCCTGATGCTGATCCTGATGAATACTATAGTGAGTTAGATGCCAGAATCAGAACAGAGTTTCCTGATAAGTTTAAGAATACTGCATCAGCTAAAAAAGTGCAAGTAGTTGCGGGAGGAACGCGTACTTCCCCAAGTGGCAAACAGAAAGTCACATTGACTAAGTCAGAAGTAGATACTGCTAATAAGTTAGGAGTATCTTTACAAGAATACGCGAAACAAAAGATGCGCAGAGATCAGGCTGCGGGATAGGAGTAGATGAATGACACAGGCTACTAAGACAACTCGAAAGACGCGAGCATCGGGTACTCGCAAAAAAACATGGGCACCACCTAACCGATTGGAAACTCCAAAGGCTCCAGATGGTGTACATTATAGATGGGTTCGAAATGAACTACTGGGTGAAAGCCACGCAGGAAACGTTCACGAAAGAAGCCGTCAAGGATACGAACCAGTTAAACCAGAAGAACTTGGCGTTGACTGGCAATCGGATGTTTTAGACACAGGTAAACATGCGGGTACTGTTAGATCAGGGGATTTGATTCTTATGAAAGTCGATCAAGAGATCGCGGATCAAAGAAACCAGTTCTTTGCTGACAAGACCAAAGCTGCAGAGGGAGCTGTCAACTCTGAGTTGCAGAAAAACAATAGCGCTGTTGCACCTATAAGCCAAGATGAACAATCCTCAGTCTCTGTAGGCGGAGGAAAACAAGCAAAGTTTGAGGACTAGTATGTACCTCCACTTTGCTAATTAATAACGGAGGTAAACATGGCAGGTTTTGGATTAAGTCCAGTTAAACATGCGAAAGGCGGAGTTGTTAGAACTAATAACTTTGTCGGTTCAAACGGTTATAGAATCGCCACTACTGCCCCAACCGCATTCTTCGAAGGTGATCTCGTGACTTTAAGCTCAGGTAATATCGTAACTGATATGGGAGCAGCAAGTCCAGGCGCAGTCGTAGGTGTATTCTGGGGTGCGGAATATCAAGACAACTCAACTGGTGAAGTTAAGTTTGTTAGAAGTATTCCTAATGGCACTGTAGCCAAAGAGAAGTACAAGTGTTACGTATATGATGATCCTGATGTAATCTTTAAGATTCAAGCGGATCAAGTTGCAACAGCAATTGATGCATCAAAAGTAGGTAATAACTGTCAGATCGTTGCGAGCCCAACAGGTTCTGCAATCACACATAAATCAGGTCTTGTTGCTGATTCATCAACAGCCGCTACAGGAAACGCAGGTTTCCCACTAGCTATTATTGGTAGTGCAGCAGCAGATGATACTTTTACAGCTGCAGGAACCACTATGGATGTTTTGGTGAAAATTAATACTCACCAGTTCGGCAATGGTGGAACTGGCGTAGCAGGTATATAGGAGGATAAATTATGGCTATAACTAGAGCACAAATCCTTAAAGAACTTGAGCCAGGTCTTAATGCGATTTTTGGTACTGAATATGACAGATACGAAAATGAGCATACCGTCTTGTTCGATGAGGAAACATCAAACAGAGCATTTGAAGAAGAAGTACTCTTCCCAGGCTTTGGTAATGCAGGTGAGAAATTCGAAGGTGCACCAGTATCTTACGCTGAAACAGGTGAAGGATATGTATCACGATACACTCACAAAACAGTTGCATTAGCATTCTCATTAACTGAGGAAGCTATGGAAGATAATTTATATGATAAGTTATCAACCAGACTAACCAAAGCTTTAGCAAGAGCAATGGCTTCTGCAAAGCAATTAACAGCGTCTAACGTTTACAACAATGCCTTTGACGGAAACTTCACAGGTGGTGATGGACAATCATTAGTATCTAATGCACACCCATTACAAAACGGTAGCACTGGGTCCAACAGACCAGCAACTTATGCTGACCTGTCTGAGACATCTTTAGAAACAGCATTGATTGACATTGCTGGATTTACAGATGACAAAGGCGTGCCAGCTGCAATTACTGGTAAAACACTGCACATTCCAAGGCAGTTAGTATTTGTTGCCGAGAGACTTATGAAGTCTCCAGGTAGAGTAGGTACTGCTGACAATGATATTAATGCGCTAAACAACATGGGTATGTTGCCAGGTGGTTACTTTATTAATCACAGGTTCAATGATACCGATGCTTTCTTTATTAGAACTGATTGTCCTAACGGAACAAAGATGTTCAATAGAGCTGCATTAACAACTAAAATGGAAGGTGACTTTGAAACAGGTAACGTAAGATACAAAGCCAGAGAGAGATATTCATTTGGATTCTCTGACTGGAGAGCTGTCTACGGTAACCAAGGAGCCTAATAAACTTATAGGTTGGGGGCTTAGTGCCCCCTTCCAACTACTAACATTGACTAGCAAAGCTAGATTACGAGAGGAATAAACAATGGCAAAAACTACATTTCAAGGAGTCGTTAGATCAAACGGCGGAGCAGGCAAAGGCAAAGCAACACCAGGTGTTGTAGTCATGTCTGAAATAATTTCATTCAACCCTGTGGGTGCGGGAGCAGTTGCAGTAAGAATCGGAGAATCAGCATCAGCTGGTGAGACTTTTGTTTTACCAGGCGGAGCGATTCCTATTTCTTTTTTAAGTCTCGGTGGCGCAACAGGTGGTACAAACCCAACTGTTGATATCGGAACTGCAGTTGATCCTGATGGATTTTTCAACGAAGTTGATGCAGATACTAAAGGTACATTAGTGGGAGCTAGTGGTGCTTTAGTTACATCAGCAGGAACATCAGGAGGTCCAGTTACTGTTACAGCTAACCAAGGATCATCTGCTGCTACTGGTGGAACTACTACTGGTGTCTTCACATATTCAATTGCTGACAACGGTAAAGATTCCGAATAAGATTAACTATTAACTCGGTGGTGGGGTGTAATGACCCCACCCTTAAAAAGGAGAATATAACATGGCTTTAGTAACATACTTAGATGGTGCTAGAAAATTATTAAATCAATATGTGATAACTGCATCAGATGGTGCAAGTGCACAAGACTTAACTATAGATGTATCAGCGCTTGCTAAAAATAATGGCAAGGAATGTCAATATCTATCTTTAAACAAAGTTTACTTTAATGTTCAGGTAACTGATAATGCAGATGCTGTAGAAATGCAATGGGATGCTGATACTAATATACCATTCATAGTTTTAAATGGATACGATGATTACGACTTTAGTTCTATAGGTGGTATATCACCAACAGCTGCAGATAAAGCAGCTACTAACTTTAGTGGTGATGTTTTAATAAAAAACCCAGCAAGAACAGCTGGAGATACTGTCTTCATTAAAATGGAATGGATCAAACACTACTAGGAGGTAACACATGGCTACCTCTGGTACACATACATTTAATTTAGATGTAGCTGACATAATTCAAGAAGCCCACGAAAGAGTGGGTATTGAAATGAAGTCAGGCTACGATCTTGTAACAGCAAGGCGTTCTTTAAATTTATTATTAACTAAATGGGTTAATGAAGGCGTTAACTTATTTACATTAGATCTAACTACTTTAACTCTAACTAAAGATTCTGCTACTGTAGATTTAGCAGCCAATCAGTATTTAGATATTCTAGATGCTTCAACAAGAGATACAAACTCATCTCCTGTAACTGATACGGCTTGTGAAAGAATCAGTCTAGCAGAATATCTTAACTATCCAAACAAAACAACTAAAGGAAAGCCTGTACAATTTGCTGTTGAAAGAAACAGTCAGTACGATAGCACAGGTGTAGCTAATCATAAAGTTTATTTATTTCCAGTTCCAGATCAGACTTATTATAGATTACAATGTTGGACTATTAGGTATCCACAAGATATAACAGATACTTATACAGAGAACCCAGATATACCTAGAAGATATCTTCCAGCATTAATTAGTGGATTAGCTTTTGAATTAGCAAATAAAAATCCAGACAAAGTTGATGCTACAAGAAGAGCAGAACTAAAAGGTATCTATAATGAAGAATGGGATTTCGCAAAAGAAGAGGATAGAGAAAGAGCAAGTTTTTATATACAACCTAAGATTCGCGGGTACTAAGGACGATGGCTAAAAGAGCTTCAGGTAAACATGCATATCTGATAGATGATCGTTCAGGCAGGAAGATACGATACAAAGATGCGCGAACTGAGTGGAACGGGCTTCGAGTTCACAAAAAAGATTGGGAGCCCAAACACCCACAACTAACTCCACCCAAGTTAGGACCAGAAGCAACTTCACTATACAACCCTAGACCAGATGCTGATGTAGATTTAACTACAGTAAAGCTTGGTTCTTTATTTGGTAGAGGCACACCTAATACAGTAGCATCAGTTGGTAAGATTATTATCAATGTATCAGAGCTAGCAGAGAGTCCAAGTTTATTACAGACTGCATTTACTTTACCAACATTTGCTACAGGTGTCACTGCAACAGGCGTAGCAGCAACTTCGGCACGTGGTTCTGTTAACATTAGTACAGCAGAGAATGCAGATTCTCAACTATTACAAGCAGCATTTACAATACCAAATATAAGTGTTCTTGAAGAAGCAGATGGTTTAGCTCTATCTTCAGCATTTACAAGTCCAACACCTAGTGCTAGTTCTAGTTTAATATTAACAGGACAATCTTCTGCTTCGGCTCATGGGGGCACGGGATTAGCATTTAATCTTACAGAACTTCCTGTAGGACAACCGCTGTCAACTGGTATAGGATCACTAACATTCCAAACTAGTTCTCAGTTAGCTATAACAAGTCCAGCAAATACTACTGGAATTGGTACTATAAATATTAGCGCAGAAGAAGACGTAGGTGGGTTGTCTTTAACATCAGCTCATGGTACAATATCAATTAGCATTGACAGTTCAGGTTGGGGTATCCAGTCTTGGGGTCAAAATGTTTGGGGTACATAATTATGGGTTTAACATTTAATCAATTAAAACAAGGCATTCAAGATTTTCTAGAAAACTCTGCTGCTTCTTTTACAACAGCTACAGGTTCTGGAAAAGCTCCTATAGAGGTCTGTATAGAATTAGCAGAATTAAGAATAGCTAAAGAATTAGACTTAACAGCCTTCAGAAAAGTAGCTAATTTATCTGTTAGCCAACATTCTTCTACAGTTGCTGTGCCTGAAGATCTAGTTATTCCTAGATATTTACGCATACAGAATGGTGATTTTTTATTAGAGAAAGATGAAACTTTTATCAGAGAGTTTACAAAGAATCCTACAGACAATAGTAAAGCTGGAGTCATAAGATTTTATGCTTTAAATCAAACTGGTGCTTCCTACACCAGCAGTAACAGACAAACAAATTTCTTATTTGGACCAACTCCATCCCTTGCAACAACCGTTGAAATAGGGTATACTATGAGAGTTCCAGGAATATCATCAAGTAATCAAAATACTTACTTAGGTGATAGAGCCCCAGATGCTCTTCTGTATGGATCATTAGTAGAAGCAGTAGCTTTTATGAAAGAGATTCCTCAGCAGATAGAATTGTGGAGTGGCTACTATAGTAAAGCCATACAAACATTAGCAAATGAGGAACAGGTAAGAATGCGAAATGATGAGTTTCGCAATGGTGAACTAAAAACAATGACGAGAGGACAATAAAGCATGGCTATTACATCAGCAATCGCAAATAGCTTTAAACAGGAAATCTTAGTAGGCACCCATAACTTGACAGCAAGTTCAGGTAATACTTTTAAGTTAGCCCTTATTAAAGCAAACGCATCGCAATCTGGTACATACAATGCTAGCACAACAAATTACTCGGATGTTACAGGAAACAGTGATGAACTTCCAAATGGTAGTGGCTATACTACAGGAGGAAATACTTTAACAAGTGTTACTCCAACATTAGATAGTAACACAGCTGTTTGTGATTTTGCAAACACATCTTTTTCAAGTGCTACATTTACTACAAGAGGTTGCATAATTTACAATACATCAGCATCTAATAAAGCCGTAATGGTATTAGATTTTGGTGCAGACTTTTCGGTTTCTAATGGTACATTTACTATTGAGTTTCCAACAGCTAACGCAAGCAACGCAATCATAAGGATTAGTTAATGGCATCTACTTGGAGTAGTGGTGGTTTAAATTTAAGATTAATGACCACAGGTGAAAACGATGGAACCTGGGGTGATCAAACTAATGATAATTTAAAACGTCTTGAAAATAAAATAACAGGACGAGCAGCTGTTACTCTATCAGGTACAACACACACATTAACATTTACTGCTAACCCCACATCTTACACTGACGAAGATGGACGAAATCTTGTTCTCGACTTCGGTGGCTCACCAAGTGGTACTAACACAGTAACTATACCCGCGAAGGAAACTACTTATATAGTTTTAAATAATACCGCAAATAATAATTCTATAATATTTACTACTGGTAGTGGTACTACGTTTACTTTACCAGCAGGCAGAGATGCAATAATTTATTCAGATGGTACTAATGTTTTAAACGCATTAGACAATCTGCAAGTAGGCACAGTTAACGGAGTTGATGTTTCAGCTGCAGCAACGAAAGGATTTGCTATAGCTTTAGCTGTAGCATTATAAGGAGGAATAGATGGCACAAGATTTTGAAAGAGCTGTAGCATCTGAATCTAGTGGTGATGTAGCCATTGGTACAGCAGCTAGAACTATTATCACTTCAAACTCTGACGATGCAATTATAGGAATTAGATTGGCAAACATTTTAAATGCTACTATTAAAGCTGATGTTTTTATAACATCAAGCGCTAGTGGCGGCTCAGCAGATTCTTATATTGTTAAGAACGTACCTATACCAGCAGGTGGTTCTATTGAGTTAATTGACGGAGGCGCAAAGATTGTGCTTCAAAGTGGTGATGTTTTAAAAGCAAAAGCAGACACAGCAAACAGTTTAAACGTGTGGGTATCTTTTATAGATAGCATAAGCACATAGGAGTAACATGGCGTATATTGGTAATCCAGTAACAAAAGACTTTACAAGTAGTACATCTGTTCAAACAATATCAGGTGATGGTTCTTCTACATATGCACTATCAACTAGTGTAGCCATACCAGAAGATATCGCAGTTCTTCGTAATGGTGTGCGCCAAAAACCTACAACTGACTATACAGTAGCAGGCAGTCAAATAACTTTTACAACAGCATTAGCTGGATCAGATAGTTGCTTTGTTATATTTTTAAATAGTGTTGTTGGTACAAATGTACCAGGAACAGGAACAGTAACAGCACCTATGATGACATCATTTAATGGTGTCTATGAAAACCTAGCAACAATAACATCAACTGTAGCAGTAGCTGCAAGTGATAACGCATTCTTGGCAGGTCCTGTAACATTTACAGGCACCGTCACAGTGGAGGGTAATCTTACAGTCGTATGAGCACACTTGAAGTAAATACCATATCACCTATTAGCGGAAGTTCTGATGTCACTCTTGGTGGTTCATCAAAGAATATTAAGTTTGCTAGTGGTACAACTGTAGATTTTTCTACTAATACCCCTACAACAACCTTAGGTTCTACAATGAAAGCAACTCCAGCTTTTTTCGCAAAGCAAGGTTCAACTCAAGCTATTAGTAGTCTTACTTGGACTAAAATGAATATTAACACAGAAATATTTGACTCAGATAGCAAATATGATACTTCAAATTATCGTTTTACACCAACTGTAGCTGGTAAGTATTTTTGTTATGGTCAAGTTAACATAAGTGATGGATCAGAAAATGTACTTGCACAAATTGCTATATACAAAAATGGTTCTCAGGCTTTTATGTGCGTGGATAGATTTCCTAATGAAAATGATATAGCTGTAAATATTCAAGTAGTTCTTGATTTAGATACTGATGATTATGTAGAAGCATACGCAAGACATAGTAGAGGTAGTAACTCTGATGTATTATCTAATAGTAGTTTTTTTGGAGCTTATAGGATTATAGGAGCATAATGGGAACAATATTCGTAGATAACTTAGAACCTCAATCTGGGACTAGCTTAACGCTAGGAGCGAGTGGTGATACACTTACAATACCATCTGGTTGTACTATTTCTAACAGTGGTACAGCTACTGGATTTCCAGGTATTACCATGGCAGACCAATGGAGATTAAATGCTAACAAAACTTCAAATGCTGTTTTTAGTTCGAATCTTGAAAGAGTCGAT